TTTTTAAAATTCTTTCGGGGTAAATTCTTCCGTTTCTATTTGGTGTGTTGTATTTTTGTAATACGGCATAAAACTCAAACGGCTTTGAATGGTCTAACATATCTTTCTTCATTTGTTCCATCAAATGGATATTGTTATTTTCGTTTGGGGATAGGTATCCCGCATCGTATTCAATTAATATACCACGCCCTGTGTCGTTAGGTCCTAATATCTTCATAACTTTTACTTATAAATATATTGGAACACTAAATAAATGCTTTTTCAGTTTTAGAAACGGTAAAATCAAAATTGGGGTTTTTCTTCATATTTTCTTGATATACAAATTTTGCAATCATTTTTAATTTGTCTTTTAGTTCGTTTGATTTAAAATCCATTTCTTTTTTCATAAAAAAAGTCATTTCCAAATTCATAAAACTTTTTTTGTCTAATTGAATTCCACTTGTTCGTAAATCCAAATCAACAATATAATTTGGTTGGAATGTTTCTAAATCAACAATGTCTAATATGTTGTGTTTTATGTTTCTACTTAAGTTTGCAACCACACGATTCCAATTATCACTTGAGATTACGGGGGTTGCCCATGTTTGAATATTTAGATAAACCGATTTCAAATTTTTAGAGTCCACAGTACCATACGTCACCTTAATAGAATCAAATCCTATTATCTTTGAGGTTTTTCCTTTTTTCATTAATTTTGTACATATAAAATGTTTATTTTTAAAAATATACAAACAGAATGTATTTCAGTCAAACTTTTTTTAAATTATGGTTGTATTTAATTTATATGCTAAAAGTTGAAATTAACAAAAATATCGGATTAGAAAAGGCCTTAAAGATTCTCAAAGGTAAGGTTATTAAAACCAAACAAAATGAAGAATTAAGAAAACGTACTGAGTATGTAAAGAAAACTACTCAAAAAAGAGAGAAAATGAAAAAGGCCAAATTTAAACAATCCATACAATTAAAAACACAATCATAACCCCTCGTATAAGTTCTTCAACTTAACGTAGTTATACTTGTTGTATTCTTCTTGTTTTACAAACGAGATTGTTTCGTTAATCTTGTGTCTCATTAAATCATCGTGATTACCCTCAGACAAGACATCTAACTTGTCCAAAGTCTTTTGTTTGTATCCTTCAAACAAACCATTCAATTCCTCATCACCTTTTCCCAAAATGTCTTTTAAATTACTTTTGGTTGATTCATCTAAAGATTCAATATAGTTCTTAACAACATTCTTTCTAATTATTTCTACTGAAGACAAAGGAATATTTAAACTTTCTTTTTGAATTGGTTTTTTAATTAGAGACTCAACAATTTGTGACTTGGCCAAAATCTTCTCTTTTAATTTTAATGGGTCAGTATTAACCAAATCATCAATTTTAGAGTATCTGTTTTCACATACTGTTGATAATATCCATTTGTCAAAACTTGCAGTTTTTACAACTTTTGATAATTCTTTAATTTGAGAAACTGATTCATTCACATATTCCTCGGCAAACGATTTATCAAATCCTTGTTCTTTTGATAACTCAGAATACAAAAAATAAATTTTTGACAAATCTTTATTCTCCAAAACTAATTTTTGGAATTTTTTTATATCCTCAGAAAGGGTCTTATCAATGTAAGATTCTGATAACAAATATTCTACTTTACTAAATTTTTCTCCAAAGTTCATGATAATAAATATTATGAGTTTAACAATCTATCCAATTCACCATCCATATCACCTAAAGATTTTCTCCCTTTACCCAAGTCCAAATAATCATTGGGGGTTAAAAAATCACCTTCTAATAGAATGTTATAGTTATTTCCCTTTCCTTCAGGAACTGTTTCTCCTCCCGGAGGTGGTGGTGGGGGTCCTCCTAATTCCTCACCTGAAGGTGGTCCACCAAGTTCTCCTCCCAAAGGTGGCGGTGGTGGTGTTCCAAAATCACTACCTCCAAAGTCACCTCCACCACCAAGTTCTGCACCTGGTGTTGGAACCGCTCCACCTGTTTGACCACTAAGTTGACCATAAAGTTTGTCAACATTATCAAATAATCCGGTCTTACTAATAACCGCAGCAGTGTTTTGTAATTCGGCGGAAACCGCTCTTTCTAATCTTTGTTGTTGTAAATCCAACTTAATTTCTTCATCTGAGAATCCAAGTATGTGTTTCTTAGCCCATGATTGAGATGTTGGTGCGATACCTTCAATTGCGGTAGTTGCGTCTTTATACAATAACATTTTTTCTTTCCAAACATCAATTGCCAATAATTCGGCTTGTTTTGATGGATTTGTCAACCCTAATGTAAAGTTACCCAATTCATCTTCAAAACCCAATAAAAACAAGTGAACAATAGCCACCTTGTTTAATTCGGCAATCATTGATTTTTGAATTCTATTAATCGTTCTTGCGAAACGAATATCCAATAATGACAAGTTTTTACCATCACCTACCGTCTCCTCAAATCCTAAGAATGCTTTTGGAATTCTTAATGCGGTTAACAATTTCTTTTGAATATATTCAATATCCGCAATCTCCGATAAGTTTTGAGCTCCCGGTAAAGTGTCAATAGGACTTGGTGCTGACGGGTCACGAACAGGAACAAAGAAATCTTGGTCAACCGCCATTTGGTTGTATCTCATATCCACGTTACCTGTTTTTGAATCCGTAACTTGGTCTCTTTTAAAGTTATTAGCAAATTTCTGAACGTAAGGTTGAACGTCTTTATCATCCATGTTACCAACGTAAACTTTGAATACACGTCTTTCAGGTGCTCTTGATGTTCTATAAATTAACATCGCATCTTCCGCTAACACTAATTGTTTCCAAGTTCTACGTGCCTTTTCTAACATAGAAGTTCCGTATGGTAATCTTCTATCATCACCCAACAAACGGAAATGGGCAATTTCCCACGACTGGTATTCCATTTGTTTATTTTTCCAAGCAAATTTCAGGGCTTTTTGTTCATTTTGTCCCGTGGCAACCGTATTTGGTGTCATACCTCTTTCAATACGTTCCATTTCAATGTTTGGTAATTGGAAAGAACCTACAACTCCTTTTTCAGGGTCAAGTTTCAAAAACACAAAATTGTCACCATACTTACATACGTTTCTTGTCCACATTTGTAAGTTAGTGTTAACATCCAATACATTGTTAAATAAATCAGTCAAAATAGATTTAATTCTTTTTGATTCAGAATAAATCTGTAACAAATATCCGTTTTCATCTACTGTTGTAGACTCTTCAGCGTACGCATCCAAAGCCGCAGAGATTTCGGGAGTATACTCCATACTCTCATAATCATAAAATGCTGATAGTCTAGTTGGTTCGTAATAAACGGCTTGTTGGTAAAGATTATTTTCTATCTTTGCCCACTGATTAGAAAGAAATGCGGTTTGTTGTGCTTGGAGTTTTTCTAACTCGTATTGTCTTTTATCAGTAGTTCTAAGTAATTCTTTTTTATCGTACTTGTAGACAGGGGCATCTTGACCCAAAAGGGAATCAGGTCCAAAGGTTTGGGTTAACCTCTGCCATATAGTCATATTATCGCTCATATTATTAAATATAATTTGATATTCATTTATCTAAACCCCATTCCTCCAAAGACCCATCTATAATCTTGATAATCTTGTCTGGTTGGTTGATTTCTATAAACATTTTTATCGGATTCCCTATCATTGAATACAGGTATGTTAGGATTAAAACTTGTTACGTCTGAATTGTCATGAGAGTTTACCGCCCAAGATTCTAACATAACTTTTGTTAAATCGTCCACCTTTTTCAATTGAGCGAATGATAACTCACTTACGTAAATTCCCATCGCCAAACTCATTAATAAGTCATCATGTTGACCTTTCATGTGGTCAGGTCTTCCATTAAGATAAACAAATGTGTTCATCTCATTTAACAGTCTCAATGAGTAAATCCTAAACCCATGTCTAATCGCTTCTTCAAAGGCACTGATAATTTGAACACGTTTTGAGTTAAAGTTAATACCGGGTATTTTGTCGGCGGTTTTTGGGTCAAATTTCCATTTATTCCCCATCTCAACACCATCCACATATAAATCTCTGTAACCTAGTTCTTGGAGTTTTCTTGATGTGGCAACACCCATACCGCCTGTAATATCAACAACAATATATGCCGAATACATGGTGGCCCATTTGTATGCAATTTCCGCCAACATATCAGGTGGTGTCTTTCCAACATATTCCAAAACCTGTTCTCTTTCATCAAAATCTATGATTTGGATAGATGAAAAATCTTCAGAGTCTCCACGAGATACGTCTACACCCATTACATATTTGTGCCCCATTTGTGGTTCTTTCCATATCCATAAACTATTTGCCATCATTTTAGATGATGGTTCTTTAATCATGGTTTCAGATAATTTTTGTAGAAGGTTTGAGTCAAATACGTTATCACCCGAACCCAAGAAATTACACTCTAACTCCTGAGATATTTTTCTTTTATCATACTTTAACTTTTTAACCATTGACTCAAACCATGCCGAACATGGCTTGTATCCTTTGTCAATAAGTTCTTTAACATATTCAATGTCCCTTTGATACGGGTCACCGCTCAAATCAAGTATTTCTGTGTTTGGATAATTGTTTCTATCTAATAAAAAATCAACCAAACTGTCTGTCTTAACCATTTGTAAGTCTCGAGTATAACGTGGGTCACGGTACCAATACATGTCGGATACCTTGAATTCGTTTACTCCTTTAGAGGCTTGTTCGTAGATACTATAGTAAATTGGGTCGTATCCGTTTGGTGTTGAAATAACTATCACTTTACCACCTGTAGAAAGTGACGCCATACAAGCCGCCCAAAAATCATCATCGGCATCAATGTACGCCGCCTCGTCAAATATAAGTATGGTTGGGGTATAACCACGAAGTGCATCTTTTGATGTTGCAACGGCTTTTACTTCACATTTGTTTGTTAGTTTGAAGTGTCTTGCGGCGTTCTTTTCAGGTGAGAAACCAACATTAACCCATTTTGGCCATTGTTCGGTAAATTCCCTAACTTTGTTTGCCATTTCCACCGCAGTATCCAATTTGTTGGCGATTATCAATATTTTTTCGGGTTTGTTTTTGTTTGCAAACACCAATCTTTTTGATACCCAAGCTGCGGTAACTGTAGATACACCAGCCTGACGATATTTTAAAGCAATATTTTCATTGTAAGAATCATAATCCTGAATCAATCTAACTTGGTCAGGAAACAATTCTAACGGAACGTATTTTGATTGAGTGTTATCGTAAGTATGTAAATACGTTTTTAGTGCGTATGGTGTATTCTTAATACACCTTGCAGTTTCTAAAAGTAATTGTTCTTTAGTTATAGCCATAAAAAAACCCTATATTAATAAATATAGGGTTCTGTTGTTATTTAGATGGGCCAATCCCCATACTACTTAGGAAATCATCTAAATCATCAAATCCATCATCACCATCGTCTGTTGGTAATGTTGGAGTTTCGTCATCTCCGTAGTCTTCATCGTCTTCATCATCATCCTCGGTATCCATACCCTCTCTCGCCTTTTTAGCTTGAGCTAAAATATATTCAAATTCTCTCTTTGCCTTCTCATTATCTCTTGGATTTTCAGACAAAACATTTTTTACAAGTAATAAAAACTCTTCCGCTGGTTTTCTGTAGAAATACATTTTAAACCAGTTGTGTAAATCTCCAGCATCCTCAGCAAATATTTCATCAGGTAAAAGAGTTCTCATTTTTTCAACCATCTTAGGTCCTAATCTTAATTGGTCAGGCTCAGCCATCATTGTATCTGTTTGTCCCATAACATCGGCCGCAGTAACAGGGTCTTCAGGTAATCCAAATTTAGCCAATGCCGATTCAACAGCCTTACCTAACTCGTGAACCATAATAACAAACGTTGTTGCCCTAACAGTAAGTTTTACTTGTGGTTTTGGACACCAATTTGTGTCATCATCTTCAGGATTAACTTGTGATTGAACCTGAGGTGATTGACATAAATAATCAACACCGTTATAACTAACAATATCACGTTTATTGTATGTTTGACCAGCATTCCACTCAGGATATCCCTCTTCTTCGTCAAAATTAGCCTCAGCAGAACCTCCCGCACCTTGACCTGAAGAAGACATTGCTTGAATCATGTCGTCCATTGACCAATACAACAAATCATTTGTCGCCATAATTTTGGCGTAGGTTCTTTGTAAGTCAGGGTCTATGGCATCTAATGCCGATTTTACACTTGGGTCTAATATAATCCAATGGAATTTTTTAGCACTTCCTTGAATTAACGCATTTATAATTTGTCTTTTGTGTTTTTCTAATTCAAAATCCTCATCGGTTCTTTCCATTTCAAAAGATGGAAAAGAAAAATCAGGTGTTTCATTCTCTTCTTCTTCATCCTCATCATCGTCAGGTTGTTGTTGACGTGTTTCAGGTCTTGTTCTAAATTGTGATGCAGGAATACCATACAAATCAACAAATTCAACATCAAATAAATAAGAACAATCGTCAATATTATATTCTTTTTGAATTATATCTATCGCAAAATTTACTAACCTGTTCATCGTTTCAGGATTACCCATCTCAAGACGTATTACTTTTTGAACGTCATTCATCATTTCCATTGCTAACATTCTAATAACAGATTCTGATGATAGATTTTGTCTTCCTGTAAATCTACGAGCCATTTGAATAACTTCAGCAAAACGTTGACTAGCGTTCTTTTCCAAATAAGAAGATTCTCCCGGTACTTGTGGAATTGCAGGGTTACCTTGGAAAATAGTTTCTCCTGCCGCCAATCTTTGTTGGATACCTGGTGATGGTCTTTCTGGATTATCTCCAAAATCCATCGGTGCTTCAGTTCTTAATTTTTTT